TAAAGTTGTTGTAGTGATTGATTCAATTGGTAACCTCGCATCTAAAAAAGAACTAGAAGATGCACTGAACGAGAAATCAGTTGCAGATATGTCAAGAGCTAAAGCATTGAAGGGACTGTTCAGAATGGTCACTCCTTATCTTACTATGAAGAATATCCCTTTACTTGCTGTGAATCATACCTATCAAGAGATTGGATTATTTCCAAAGGCTATTGTTTCAGGTGGAACAGGTATCTATTACTCTGCTGATAACATTTGGATTATTGGTAGGAGACAGGTCAAAAAAGGTACTAATATCCAAGGATATGACTTTGTAATCAATGTAGAAAAATCAAGGTTTGTAAAAGAAAAATCTAAAGTACCTATTAGTGTTACATGGGAAGGTGGTATTGCTCAATACTCTGGACTATTAGAGGTAGCAATGGCTGGTGGCTATGTAGTAAAACCAACAATGGGCTGGTATGCTGCAGTGAACAAGGACACTGGAGAAATAATTGACCCGAAGGTCAGAGAAAAAGATACTGTAACAGAAGCTTTCTGGACTCCTATCTTTGAGGGTACTGACTTTAAAGAGTTTGTAAAATCATACTATTCAATTGGCCACAAACCAATGCTTGAAATAGATTTAGAAAGCACTTTACAAGAGGAGTAGAATAGTGTATAATATAACTAATGAGGATTATTCTATTGTAGAGAATCCTAACTCAGAATTCCATGGTGTTTTATTAAAAACAGGAATTTATAAAGAGGCAATAGTTGTTTATGGAACTGTATCAATAAAAGAATCCCCTGAACTTGATATGGCGACACTTGGGTTTACATTTAATATACAAGACCCCGGCGACCATGATTTTGATAAACTCAATGAATCAGAAGAGTTTAAAAATTATCTGGGCGCTGTATTACAACATATTATTACCGACAGTTTAGAATGGGGACAAGATAATAAATTAGCAAGGATTGGAATTGGAAATAACGAATCATCTACAGACACACATACTGAATCATCTCCTCAACAATGAGGACTATTGCAGAAGAGTTGTACCATATTTAAGGAAAGAATACTTTGAAGGTACACATAAGGTTGTATTTGACCTTATAACTAAATTTGTACATCAGCATAATAACTTACCAACCTCTAAGGTATTACAATTAGAGTTACGAAAGGTAAGTGCACCAGATGATGTATTAAATAATGCTTCTACATTAATCAATGAAATATCAACCAAATCAGACATTGATACTGAATATCTAATTAGAGAATCAGAGAAGTGGTGTCGCGATAGAGCAGTCCATAATGCTATAATGGATTCAATTGGTATTATTGATGGTAGAGATGGTGAACGAACAGAAGGTTCCATACCAGAAATACTATCAGAAGCACTCGGTGTTTCATTTGACCAACAAATAGGTCATGATTATATTGATGATTCCGATGAACGATTTGATTTCTATAACAAAAAAGAATCCAGAATGCCTTTTGATTTGGATTATTTCAATAAAATAACAAAGGGTGGATTACCCAATAAAACTTTAAATATTGCTCTTGCAGGGACTGGTGTCGGTAAATCCTTATTTATGTGTCACTGTGCCGCATCGGTCCTACAGCAAGGTAAAAATGTTTTATATATTACCATGGAAATGGCTGAAGAAAGAATCGCAGAGCGTATCGATGCGAACCTAATGGATTTACCTATCGAACAATTACAGAGGATTGGTAAACATGCATTTGATACTAAAATACAGAAAATTGCTCAAGCCTCTATAGGTAAACTAATCATTAAGGAATATCCTACAGGCTCTGCTCATACTGGACATTTCAGAGCATTACTAAACGAATTAAAACTTAAAAAAGCATTTAAGCCAGATATGATATATATCGACTATTTAAATATTTGTTCCTCTAGCCGCATGCGTGGGCTTGGAGGGAGTATAAATAGTTATTCATACATAAAAGCTATCGCAGAGGAATTGCGTGGCTTGGCTGTGGAATTCAATGTTCCAATAGTATCGGCAACACAGACTACAAGGTCTGGGTATTCAAATACCGATGTCGGACTAGAGGATACATCTGAATCATTTGGGTTACCAGCTACGGCAGACCTTATGTTCGCTCTTATTTCAACAGAGGAACTAGAGGAACTTGGCCAAATGTTGGTAAAACAATTGAAAAATCGTTATAACGATCCTACCAAATACAAAAGATTTGTGATTGGTGTGGACCGTTCCCGCATGAAACTATATGATGTAGAGGAATCGGCTCAGGCAGATATTATGTCAGACCCAATTCCTGATAAACCAATAAATAAATTTGGCGATAGAGATTCGGAAGATACCTTTGCCAACTTTAAAATATAAAGGAGAACTATATGAATATGTTAAATACAGCAAAAGCATGGTTAATGGACCGATGGGCAGAACGCACATCTTGGGACGGTGGACTTATTGTCGGCCTATCATTATCCTACCTATTACTAGGTGGACTTGTTGACTTAGTAGCTTGGGTAGCCCTTGCTTACGGTGTATACACTTTTATTGCAAAAGAAGTATAATAACCTTTTAATTATGACAATTCATGGGGGGCTTTCAAAGTCCCCTTTTTATATCCCCACAAAATATATATAAAATTTATATACTTTATTTTCATTAGCGTGTTTACATTTGCTCCTAGATGGTGTATAATATACCTATATTTAAAATTAATGATAAGGAGTTAAATATGAAAAATTTGGTTATAAACACCCAGTATATGGAAAACTACGGCGATAGGCTGGACCCACATATGAAGTTCAAGGGTGGTAACACCTTTATCCTACCTAACTGTGGTGACCTTAATGAGAATGAAGTCGCAACTTTAGTTGCTAGGATAAGACCTTTTATTACTACTACCCTCGAAGAGTCCAATGGTGGCTGTGAGGAATACATCATTGATTTTGATGTTGTAAAAAAATCAGATATACATGTTCCAACATGGGAAACCATTACAGAATTTCATTTCCTTAACGAGGATGGCTCACCTAGCTTTATGAAGGTTACTGACAATCGTGAAGATGGCTGGATGCGTAAAGAAATCTTAGAGAGAACCGAAGCTTGGGTTGGCGATATGTCATCTGAAACCAAGCGTAAGGAATACACAGACGAATATCTTATGGAAGATGGCGACTTTGTTTATGGCCCAAAAGGCCTAAGTGAATGGCTAGAGGCCAATACACCGGCTGTGGAATCTAAAATCACAAGAGAAATTGTTTTCTAATATGATTACGGCACCAGCGGCTGTATTAAAGCGACTGGGGTTTATGTCCGAACATACAAGGTGGAATGAGAAGTCCACCAACATTTTTATTAATTTATTTGGAGTATAATATGGCTGATTTTAGAATCGTGAAAAAAACAAAATGTAGAACAAAATATAAAGGTATTGGTGTTGATACCTTACAACATATTAGATGGCAACCTAAAATATATAGTGACCCATTTATATTTGATTTCGATGTTGTAAAACAAAGAATCGAAGACCGCAGACAAGCTGGATACGAAGATGATGTATCAACAATTAAAAGAAATATTGTAAGAGTCTGTGGCGATAATCCAGGCACGTTCGATGATTTCTTACAACTTTTGGAAGCATAATGGATAAAATACCAGCATTTAAGGTTTCCTTTACAGATAAAAATGTAAAGGAAATTGAGTACACATTTGCAAAAATACAAGAGGCAATTCTATTTCAGGTTGGACTAAAGAAAAAAGGCTACGAAACTAATCTGAAAAGAGTCCTATTGTGATTGAAATAATTGTATTCGCAATCTGCATAATAGGTGCTTCTTGGCAGTCATATCAATCTGGCATTAAAGAAGGAGCATCTAGGACAGTAGATAAACTACACACCTACGGAATCATTCGATTCGATAATAAAGGAAACATTAAACCTAATAAATTCTTTGATAAGTAGCTCTTCACTTTACAAATGTTATAAATAGTGTTATAATACTATCAATATTAACTTTGTAGGAGCAATCTATGAAAACCTTTAAAACTTTTTATCCTAATATTATAGAGGATATTAATACTTTAAAGTATACTGGTTCAAATGAAAATCCATTTGTTCTTGCTATATTAGAAGATATCGACAATCAAATTGGTGGTATTAATGCCAAATTGGAAATTGATAAAAGGAAAGGCAAATTTAGTGGCAAAAAGCTAGGTATTAGTGCCGCAATGCCAGACAAGGAACGAGATAAATATGCAAATTTAGCTCGTGTTATTATTTCTGAAACTGAGGACTTGGAATTACAGATGAACAATGTTCCAGGTTCCAGAAAAGAAAAGGACTTTGCATTTAAACATAAGGATATGGAAAAATATGTTTATGTTAATTGCCGACCAGATGGAGGTCGTGGTTCATTGGGAGATGACCCACATGAATTAATGACTGCCGCACTATGTTTAAAATCATCTAAATCAAAAATAACTAATTCAGACGAAATGGATAAATTGGTTGAAGAAGTAAAACTTGGATTAGGCGGAGTCAAGGGATATAAACAAGGACAAGTCGATGCTCTTGTTGGTAATTATTCCAATTTATGTCAAGCGGTATCGGCTGCAAATGCGATTATAGATGGTGGATATGGTAATGCCGATATGGTTTATTTAACAGGTCAGGCATGGGATAATGATGTAAAACAATTCCAAATGACCAAATATGGAATGAAGGACTTTAACTCTTCTGATTTTATTATTAAAAAGGGTAAAAACTTTGTTGGTATCTCATTAAAGAAAAAGAAAAGAATAACCGAAGCTGACCCAACATTAATTAATAAAGCTTTTACCGGTTTACTTTCTGATAAAAAGTTTGATAAATTAAGAAATCAAATTGAAAAAGATGCTGGTGATTTTTATGTTCATGTAATTAAAGTAGCTGCAAGGTTAAAAGTTTTATCTCCTGACCTAATGGCTGATTTAAAGAAAAACAAACCAACTAATAAAAATTGGAAACAATATATCCAAAGAATACCAAACAATATTATTAATAGGGTATTAAAAGGTAAGAGAACATTATTTAGAGTTATGGCAGATACCATTTCTAAAAACAGTGACTTAATTGCAAACCAATTGGTTCAATTAATATTTAAATCTGACCTTATAGAATTAAAAAAGGTAAACTTTGATTTTGCACTTGTAACAGGTATTGGTGATTATGGTCCATCAAAGGGCGTTGTTGTAGAAAAAGGTGAATATAAAGATATTGAAACCTCAACAACAAAACTTAATGAATTGTTTAAACAAGGAAAACCAAAGATAATATTAACACCAGGTCAAAAACAAGCATTTGACCCAGGCGCAACTGCAGCCAATTTAAAACTATCATTACTGATTGGTAAGGTAGCAATTGCAGATATTACATTAAGGTATAAAGGCGACTTTAGGTCTGCCCCTAATTTTAATGCAATACCAACGCCTGAATTTAAGAAATTACAATCATGAAATCATTAAAAAACTATCTTGCTGAGTCAAAGAATACACATATGACTCACATTGAAGATTTAATCCTTGACGGAGGAGTCAAGGGTGCACGCCAAGCTATCCTAGCGCTTAGGTCATTGAGGGATATGTTGAACGGTAACGCAAAAGCACCAATGGACGTTACGGTTAAGTGGGACGGTGCACCCGCCTTATTTGCTGGAGAGGACCCATCTGATGGTCAATTCTTTGTGGCAAAGAAAGGCATTTTCGCTAAAAATCCAAAGGTATACAAAAATCATGGAGACATTGATGCTGATACCTCTGGGGATTTAAATAAGAAACTAAAATTAGCCTTTGATAATCTGAAAGGATTGGGAATCAAAGATGTTATACAAGGTGATTTTATGTTTGACCAAGGTGATTTGAAATCGGAGAATATAAATGGAATTAAACATATTACTTTCCACCCTAATACTATCGTTTATGCTATACCTGCAGATACGAAATTAGCGAAGGAAATAAAAGCAGCAAAGGTTGGTATAGTATGGCATACAACATATAGAGGTTCAACCTTTGAAACTATGAAAGCTGAATTTGGTAAAGACATAGTATCAAAAATAAAACCATCTAAAAATGTATGGATGCAAGATGCAACAATGAAAGATTTATCTGGTACCGCAACATTAACCAAAGGTGATAGTTTAAAGTTATCTAGCAATTTATCAAATGCTGGTAAAATATTCCAAAAGATTGCAAGTACTACATTAAAAGAAATAGAATCAAACAAAGAATTAAACCTAGTAATTAACATATATAATAATACAATGGTTAGAAAAGGACAAAGAGTAGCGAATACTAAGAAGCATGCTCAAGGTTTAATTCAATTCGTTACAGATAGATACGCAAAGGAAATCGATAAAAGAAGTACACCGAAAGGTAAACAGGTTCAAATCGATAAAAGAGATACATTATTATCGTTTTTCTCTAAAAAGAACCTAAAAAATTTAGAAAATATATTTATTTTACAGAATTTTGTTATAGATAGTAAATTAATTATTATAAATAAACTAAACAGGTTGTCGAAAATCGGCACCTTTGTAAAAACTAAATCCGGATTTAGAGTAACCAACCCAGAAGGTTTTGTTGCAATAGATCGAATGGAAGGTGGAGCTGTTAAGTTAGTTGACCGAATGGAATTTTCAACTAATAACTTCAGCAAAGATATAATAAAAGGCTGGGATAATCCAGGCTAATGGGATACCGAGGATATAAATGTCAATACAATCATTTAGTGAATACTTAACCGAATCATCGAAAGATGTAACTTTCGTATTCGGAAGATTCAATCCGCCCACAGAAGGGCACGAAAAATTATTCGATCAACTTAAAAAATTATCAAGGGGTGGTGTATATCGCATATACTCTTCTAAATCAGTTGACCCTAAAAAGAATCCATTACCATTTAAGCAAAAAATAAAATTCATGCGTAAAATGTTTCCTAA